CGAGTGCTCCCCTCACTGTGGTTTTCTAACCACTTCCCTTACGGGAACCATGGCTCCTGTGTTATCAATACGCAGGAGTTGGAAGTAACCTGATATGGTGAATATCAGGCCGCCGATCCAAAGGCGTGGAACAGACTGATGCTTCTTGGGATTTCTCTGCAGAAATCATCCAAGCCATCAAGAGATTCCACCCATCAGGATTCGCACACTTCCGTGTACGTAGAGAAAATTCAGCAACGGTGAAAACCGCACACTGAAGATTCTCATCATGTTTAAAGTTTCGATCTTCGAAGCCTTTAAACATGAAACCCCGATAGACCTCTCGTCGAGTAGTAGACAACCTCGAAAGCTTCTTGTGAAGCTTCGTAAGGTAGTCTGCGACCTCGAACCAGCTCTTGTCAAAGAACTGGTTTTGCGAATTGATCGTCGCTGCGAGAGACTTCGGATCGTCTCCGTCAAGGAGGTTATACCGTAGATAGACAGGTGTTACGTCTAGACCACGGAAATAATCTCCTCCGCAAGATTCTCTGAACTCACCAGTCCAGAAACTCTTGCGGGTGTTGACCTTAAGTCCAAAGGACTCAAGACCACGGATGACGGAGATTGCAGTTGCTGTAGGGACGATGATATCATCGCCATACAGCGATACGGAGCGCAATGCTTGAAGAACATTGTGCTTCGTAACAGGCTGCGACTGCGCTTTGAGGACCGATTCGACAGCAATGATCGTAAAGACCATTGTTTCGAAAGGGAAACAAAGAGCAGACCCCATCGGCGCAAACTTCTCAAGGAAAATAGCTCTCCCTGAGAAGTTCGCCTTGGTTGTCCTGCAAGCAAACACTACGTCTCGCAAGAGACGGTGTCTGCGAAGCATGTTGGCAACTAAGGAGACATGAACTCGGTCACTAGCCTCAGATAAATCGAGGGTAGCGACCGAACCATCGATTGAACCACGGCGTGCCAAACTTCTTTGGCGCTCCTGATCGGTCCAATCAATCGAGGGTCGAAGCGTGTCACTCTGTTTTACTCGGTTGAGTATCGCATTGTGAACACCCTGCTGAACATACTGGTTTGCAGTCTGGTCAGCAGCAATGATCCTCGGTGTCTTCTGCGTCTTGGGCACCAGAATGACTCGCATAGCGAGTTCATGATCTGGCGAGAGAGGTAGCATCGAGTGGATACGGTCAAGCATGTGACGATGGTTTGTAAAACAAACCTCATCATATGAAAGAACCTTATCTAGTCTCCTAGTCCAAGAGTCTTGGACAACGGTGTACTTATGTACTCCGTAAGACATCTCCGCTACTGAGCCTGGCCCATGCTTGAAATTCAAGCATGTATTTCTGAGGTCATATTCGACTCCAGAATAGAGATCACCGAAAAGGATCAAGTTAATCCTATCGTGATCTCTGGTCCAAGCATTACGGATCGACTGTCG